CAGGTTTACGACGACAGGGCCGCGGTAAGAGTGCAGTTCCCGGACGACGACGAGGAAGTAAGCTGGGAGTTTCCCGTCTTACAGAGAAAGACCCTCAAGGATAAAGACTACTGGCTCCCCGATGTAGGAGAACACGTCGTTGTTGTGATGCTCCCCTACGGCCAGGAGCAGGGCTTTGTGATTGGGGCTCTCTACTCAGAGGTTGAGAGACCCCCAGAGGGGAGCTCCCGGGATAAAAGGGTAATCGTTTTTGAGGACGGCACGAGGATTGAGTACGACAGGAAAGCCCACAGGCTCTACGCTGATATTAAGGGGAACGCTGAAGTAAAGATTTCTGGGGAGCTCTCGGCAGAGGTAGAAGGGAAAGTTCTGGTAAAGAGTTCTACAGAGGTAACGATTCAGGCGCCCCGTATAAACCTTCAGAATAACTCTCCCACGGTCGGGTACATGGAAGGAGATTTTTTCCTTGAGGGAACCCTAACAGTAAAGGGCCACCTTGAGGTTGAAGGAGACATTCACGCCACCGGCGCAATCATAGATGAGGGTGGGAACACCCCGCACCATACCCATTAGGAGGTAGGCCGTGCAGCAGTTTGACGTTCTTGCAGTTTTCAGGGTTGTAGATAACCTGACCAAGCCAATAGATGAGATGGCCAAGGCTGTTGACGGCTTAAAGAGAAGCCTTGAAGCGGTAAGTCAGAGATTTGAAGCTCTACAAAACGCCGGTGAGAAGATGGCCAAGTTCGGTGCGGCAATCTCAGCCCCGTTTGCTGGTGCGGCCTACGCAGCGGTGGAGTTTGAAAAGACGGTAGTGGGTGAGTTTAACAAGGTGGCGGACTTACCTAAAAAGCAGTTAGGAGAGTTCAGAAAGTTTTTCATGGAGCTCTCTACTCAGATACCACTATCGGCTAACGAGATAGCCCAGCTTTCGGCGAACCTTGCCCAGATGGGAGTTCCCACTGACCAGCTCAAACAGTTTACCGAAATGGTAGCTCAGGCGGCCTTCGCCTTTGACATGATGGCTGATGAAGCCGGAAAGGCTTTCGGGGAAATAAGAAGTGCTTACGGAATAAAGAGTGTAAAAGAGCTCCAGGCAGTGGGAGACACCATTAACTACCTTTCTAACACAATGGGAGCCAGTGCCCGAGACCTTGTTGAAATAGTCAAGCGGGTTAGTGGAGTTGCAAGACAGTTTGGACTTTCTGCCAAGGCGGTAGCAGTATTCGGTGGCGTTCTCAGGGAAACAGGTCAGCAACCAGAGGTAGCAGCTACTGCAATTAACTTTATGCTCACGCGCCTTCAGGTTCTTGACGACAATATGAAAGAGGTTCTTAACACGATAGGAATGACGGCCGAGGAGTTTCAGGAACTTAAGAAAAAGTCTCCAGAGGAAGCTTTACTAAGACTCCTTTCTGCGATGAAAGGTCTTAACGAACAGACGAGGGCAGAGCTCCTTAAAAAGTGGGTAGGACAGGAGCACTTTGGCAAGGTTGCTGTATTGATAAACAACCTTGACCGTCTAAAACAAAAGCTTAACGAAATACAGCTTGGTAAGTATGCAGGCTCAATGGGCAAGGAAGTTCAAGGTCTTATGCAAACCACCTATGCTCAGTTTCAACTGCTGAAGAGCCAGATGCAGAACCTTGCCATCTCAATAGGCTCAGTTCTGATACCGCCTTTAAAGTTCTTCGCTGAAACCCTTTCAGGTGTCCTCAAACCCCTAACCGACTTCATTCAGGCCCACCAGACCCTTGCAAAAGTTATTGTTTACCCTGCGGTAGGAGCGGGAGTTCTGCTTACGGCTCTTGGCTCCCTGGCCGCTACAATTGGGTTCCTTGGTAAAAACATTCTTGAGGGTATGGCTTTCATTACAGACTTCAATAAGAAACTCAAGGAAAGCGCCTTTGTGGCTAACGTTACAAGCGTGGCCTTTTCAAGGCTTACGGCCGTGTCTTCTTTAAGAGACGCCTTTTCTCTGGCCGCTTCAGCCGTGGCAGGGTTTGGGAGAGCTCTGTTTAGAGTTGTCCTCTTAAACCCTTACCTGCTTGGATTGGCCGCAGTTGGAGCCGCCGTTTACAAGTTCTGGGAGCCCTTAAAGGAACTTTTTAAAGGCCTCTTTGCGGGGATTTACGAAGGTTTTGCTGAAGCCTTTGCGCCAATTGTGCCTATATTGGCGCCGGTAATAGAGACAGTTAAGAGACTGTTTAACTGGATTGGAGGACTTTTAAAGCCCGTAAGCGATGCTACGGGAGGATTTCAAACTTTCTACTTTGCAGGTAAGGCTTTGGGATATGCCCTTACCTACCTGTTTACTCCTATAAGGCTCCTGGGAAGGATTTTCGGCTGGGTTTCCCAGGGTGCAAGGTGGCTGGCAGATAACTGGAAAAGGGTTCTTTCAATCTTTGCGTGGACTAACCCTATTACTGCCCCAATCATGGCCCTCAAGAAGCTCGTTAGCTTTATCCGCTCAATTAACCTCTTTGACGCCGGTAAGGCGATTATGGAGGGCCTCTATAACGGCATCGTCTCCACGATGAAGAAGCCCCTTGAGGCGATAAAGAAGGTGGGGAGCTCCATTAAGGAAAAGTTCAAGAGTCTCCTCGGCATCTCTTCCCCCTCAAGGCTCTTTATGGAGTTTGGCCAGTTCCTCAACGAGGGGCTTGGACTTGGAATAGTAAAGTCGCTTGGGAAGGTTCAGGAGGCCGTTAAGAAAATGGCTTCCGTTTTGAACCTGCCTGAAGACAAGAAACTGACGGTTGCCCTTGAAACGGCAGTAAAGGCAAGCCTACCGGTAGCTACAGCGATTACTGCGGCCGGAGTGCTGGCAACTCCTGCTGTGGGGGAGAGCTCCCAGCCTCAGATTAACGTCACGGTAACTATCAACAACCTGGTGGTAGGCAACAGAAACGACGCTCCCGTCGTGGCCAAAGAGATAGCCGGCCTTACGAAGGCCGAGCTTGAGAGAATGCTTAGAGAAATCCACGAGCAGAAGACAAGGAGAACCTACTGATGAGGGCCCAGCTGGGAACCGTTAGGTTTGAGCTTTTAGAAACCCCGGAAGCCGTTAGGGAAAGGTACAAGTGGGATTACGTTGAGCACAAGGTTCTGGACGAAAAGTCCCACCTTCAGAAGATGGGGAGCTCCCTCCGAGAGCTCACGCTAAAAATCAAACTTTCAGCGACCTTTGGGGTTAACCCAAGCAGGCTCCTTTCAGCCCTTTACGAGAGCGCCGAGAGCGAGGAGCCCCTTCCCTTCATAATGGGCGACGGCACTATCGTCGGAAAGTTCGTTATAGAGGAGATAACGAAGGAGTGGAAGCAGACAGATGCTAAAGGCAGACTTCTCTCAGTAGAGCTTGAGGTGAAGCTCAAGGAGTGGAAGTGATGGCAGGGATTTACGTTACCAAGGCAGGCGACCGCTGGGACTGGATAAGCTATAGAGTTTACGGCGACTGTAACCTATACAGAGAAATTCGGAAGGCCAATCCAGACCTGCCGATAGAGCTCATCGCCTCTCCTATTCTCCCAGCCGGGATTAAGCTGGTTATTCCTGACGTAGAAACTCCGCAGCAGGTTGAGGAGCTCCCGCCGTGGAAAAGGTAAAAGTCCCCGTCTGGAATATGCTCTGGAACGGCAAAAACATTACCGATTACCTGACTCCTTTCGTTCTTTCCGTTGCCTATGAAGACGTTTACCACGGCGAGGCCGATACGATAGAGATAACGATTGAAAACAGAGACGGCCGCTGGCTTCAGAGCTGGTATCCTGAAAAGGGAGACGTGGTGGCCCTTAACATCGGCTACAAGGACGAGCCTCATCTTCCTTGCGGAACTTTTGAAATAGACGAGGTGGAGTTTAACGGGAGCAGGACCGGCGGGGATACCGTTCACCTTAGGGGAATAGCAACGCCGTTTAAGAAGTCCATAAGGGAGCTCCGCACCATTAGCTACGAAAACACAACCCTCTCTAAAATCGTGAAGCTGATAGCACAGAGGAACGGCATGAACGCCGTCGTTGAGCTTGACTCTGACCCCTCTTTCAGGCGTATAGACCAAAAGCAGAAGGCCGACCTTACATTCCTGCGGGAGCTTGCAGAGAAGTACAACGCCAGCGTAAAGGTGCAGGGCAACACCGTTTACTTTATCTCTAACGACAGGCTGAAGGAGAGGCCCCCTGCTTTGACGATTGAAAGGAAGAGTATTATCTCCTACTCCCTGCGGGACAAAACCCACAGCGTCTACAAGGGCGTAATCATCACCTATCACGACCCAAAGACCAAGAAACTCCTGAAGTATAAAGAGGACTGGACAGGTTATAAGGCCGGAGCCGACTACCTCAAGGTTAACGAGAGGGTTGAGAGTTTGGAGGAGGCGAAGCTGAGGGCAAAGGCCCTGCGGCACAGATACGACAGCAAGGAAAAGACCGGAAGAATAACAATGCCCGGCAACCCTCAAGTTATGGCCGGGCTTGTTGTGGCTCTAAAAGGCTTTGGCCTTATGGACGGGAGCTGGCTGATAGAGAGAACAAGGCACACGATTTCAAGAACGGGAGGGTGGATTACGGAGATGGAGGTAAGGAGGATTTGACTATCTGCAAATCTTTTCACAGGGGATTCCGTCCCTGTCTCTATCAAGCCTCTTGAGGCCGCAAACTTTGTAGTAGAACATCGCTTCTTCGCAGGAAGTCATCTGAGAGCAGTAGCGCTTTTTGCCACACTTATATTTTTGAGTCTGTGCACTTTTGTTTTTCTTTTCCGGCTTAATTTTCCCCTCAGCCAGAGCTCCCCCTGCTAATCCTACAGCTATTAAAACAGTAGCCACCAGCCTCACGGCCCACCTCCTTTTCTTCCAATCTTACCATTCCTGCCAAGTCCTGCCACCTCTTGCCGTGCTTTACCGTAGTATGGAAGAAACCGCTATCTGGAGGTTAAAAGGTGGCAAGGAATTCCCAGCCAAAAGAGCAAGTTCAAGAGCAAAAACCAAAAGCCTCTCCTAAGAAACTCAAGAAATACCGTTCCCTCTCCCGATTCATAGAGGTGTTTGAGTTTAACGGAACCCGCTACACAATCCATCCCAACTCCGTCGTTGAGGGCCTTCCAGAGGACGCTCCGCAGGTTCAAAGGCTCATCAAGGAAGGAAAACTGGTTGAGGTTAAATAGGAGGTAAGCTATGTCTTTTAAGCACGGCGTTTACATACAGGAGCAGGAAACGCCTATCTTTGGCGTTAGAACTGTTGACTCTGCCCTGCCTTTCATTGTTGGGACAGCTCCCCCAGGAGCTCCCGTCAATCAGGCTGAGCTCGTCTTTAGCTACACCGACGCTTCAGAAAAGTTCAAACTCAATGACGACCCGAGCTACACACTCAATCAGGCCGCTAAAGTCTTTTTCCAGCTCTACGGGGTAGGGCCTGCCGTCTTCGTTAACGTTTACGACCCAAGCGTTCACAGTAGCGTCTCTGAAGTCTCGGCAAGCGACATAGTTGGAGGGG